GGGTGAAGCTGACCTTATGGCAGCTTACGAAAAGAAATACCAAGATGCAATTGCTCAACTTAATCGTCTGGGTACAGGTCTTGAGCGTGGTGACGCATACCGTGATGGACAAGCAAAGATTAAGGTTAATCCGTAATGGCTATACAGCAAACATTAACCACAAGCTTCAAACAAGAGATGCTCCAAGCGGTGCAGAACCTTGTATCGGATACACTAAACATAGCGTTGTATACAGGCTTTGCAACAATAGGCCCAACTACAACGCAGTACATAACAGATAACGAAGTCGTAGGGAGCGGGTATACTGCTGGTGGTAAAGTTTTAGATGGTGTTTCAGTCAATACTGATGCAACAACCGGGATAGTGTATGTTAATTTCGGTAATGTAGTATGGGACCCAGCGGTTTTTACAGCTCGTGGAGCCTTGATATACAACGTAACACAGGGCAATAAGTCAGTTGCGGTTTTAGACTTTGGCTCTGATAAAACAGCGACAAATACTTTTACTGTAACGATGCCTGTTAATTCATCAACGACCGCACTATTGCGGTTTACTTAGGAGATAAGATGGCATTAGTAAATACTACCAAGGGCGAGATGGAAGAATCTTTGCTCGAGAAAAAAGAGGGTACTGTCGACAACGATAACGAGACAGTCCTCTGGACAGAATACTGGCTGGACGGCGAGCTAGTACATCGCTCAGTGCACATGACACTGAAGAAATTTAACTTAATGGGCGAAGCCGTCGCCGCATCTTTTTAATAGGACTTAGATCATGCCAAATTCACAAGCAATGACGACCTCGTTTAAAACCGAGATTCTGACTGCAACACACAACTTCGGTACTGCCCCTACTCGTGGTACAGGTGTAGCCGATACTTTTAAAGCAGCTTTGTATTTAGCTTCTGCTAGTTTGGGTGCAGGTACAACTGTGTACTCATCGACTGGTGAAGTAACCGGTACAAACTATACCGCTGGTGGTGTGACTGTAACTAATGCAACGGCCCCAACTAACAGTGGTACTACCGCATACTGGACACCTTCAGCTTCAATTACGTACACCAACGTAACCCTGTCTACTTCGTTTGATGCTGTATTGATTTATAACAGCTCACAAACAAACAAAGCAGTCAGTGTTCATACATTCGGTGCGCAGACAATTACTGCAGGTACTTTCACACTGGTTATGCCAACAAATGGTCCCGGCACAGCTTTGCTGAATATAGCTTAACTTAAGAAAAGGCGGACGGAGAAGCCATGTTTGGTATAAGTTCGTTCGCCGCTACCCCTTTTTCTACCCTACCCGCAGCTGGTGGGGTTAGTGTTACTCTATCTGGTGTTACAGCTACTGGTAGTGTTGGGGTAGTTAGCGTTACGGCAGATGTTTCTGTCACGGCTACTACTGCTACTGGCTCTGTTGGCACCGTAGTATATGCACAGATTGTAGTTGTAGACTTAACTGGAGTATCCGCCAGTACATCTGTTGGTGATGTAGCACAAGGGATAAGTGAGAATTTATCTGGTGTAACTGCTACAGGTTCTGCTGGTAATGTACTTAACGCTCTCCCTGTATTCCCAACAGGTGTAACCGCCACTGGCACAGCTGGTACCCCAGCATTAGCAAACCACACTACGTCTTTATCTGGCGTAACTGCTACAGGTTCAGTACAAACCCCCGTTGAAGACCACGAAGAAACACCAGCCCCGGTTACGGCTACAGGCTCTGTTGGTAATATAACGTATCGTGCTACACCTGCAATAAGTGGTAACTTAGTTTTTGGTACCGCCGGTACGATGACTATCGGCGCTGTATTGACTGGGGTATCTGCTACTAGCATCGTTAGAACACCCACACCTGTACACGAAGAAGAGATTACAGGTAACACCGCTACGGGTTCTGTTGGGGATATAACTCAACAAAATAAAACCTTTACGCTATCTGGCGTAACTGCTATAGGTGCAGTACAAACCCCCGTTGAAGACCATGTAGAAACACTTACAGGTGTATCCGCTACAGGTTCTGTTGGTAATATAAGTGGTGGTCAAGCGTTTACTGGTGTTTCCGCTGCTGGTACTGTAGGTACTGTTGGTAATATTCGTACTATTACTAAACCCGGAATAGGGGTATTAGTTTTTGGTTCTGTAGGAAACGTTGAAGAAGACCATAGAGAAACCCCCACTGCTGTAACAGCAACAGGAACCGCTGGCACCCCAATAGCCGGTATGTTCCATACTCTAAAGAAAGAGTTTGCTTATGGTTCTGTAGGCGATGTTGTTGTAGGTGTTAAGAGCGTAACGTTGTCTGGCGTAAGTGCAACAGGTTCTGTAGGTACAATACGTGGTGGTCAAAGACTGACCGGTAATACTGCTACAACATCTCTTGGTATAATAGCAACTGCTCGTAGTAAAGCATTAACAGGTGTAACCGCTACTACCTCTGTTGGCACTGTAGTTAAAGAAGAGCGAGGTTTAACACTTACAGGTAACACGGCTACTGGCACTGTAGGTAATGTAACTGCACGTATACCTAGAACATTAACAGGTGTTATAGCAACTACTAGTGTTGGCACTGTACCTGCGGCGGGTGAAGTTTCAGCTATAACAGGACGTACTGCTACAGGTAGTGTTGGTACAGTCAAGAGTGGTCCGTTTGTTTCTCTGACAGGTAATACAGCTACAACATCAGCTGGGTTTGTAAATGGTGGTACAAGATTAACTGCAGTTACAGCTACTGGCTCTGTTGTTGGTTTAACGGGTAGAGTAACAAGAATAGTAACGCTTACAGGTAACACAGCAACAGGTAATACGGGTAATGTATCATTAGGGGTTAGAACCCAGACTCTGATAGGCGTAATTGCTACAACTTCAGTTCGTTCAGTTATTGCTGGTCGTCCAACTACTAAAGTTACAGGTACAGGTAGTGTTGGAAACGTAACATCGAGTTTTGCAGTAGAACTGACAGGTGTTAGGGCTACGGGCAGAGTTGGTAATATACGTAGAGGTGATGACTTAAGAAATATATCTGGTGTAACAGCTACTGGAACTGCGGGTAATGTTTTACGCGAGCAGCCTCAGCCTATCACTGGAGTTACTGCAACAGTTACAACACCTAATATTGAAGCAGGTCAGGTATTAGATGGACAAATAGCTACAGGTTCTGCGGGCGTACTAACTTATGAAATACCTGCTTTCTTAACTGGAGTAACGGCTACTGTAACTACCAATGATGTTGCATACGTGCAGTTTATGTCATTACTGGGTGTTTCTGCCGAAGGTACTGTAGGTAATGTGGAATCTAAGATACAGTGGAATATTATTAATTCAAATGGTGGCACTGGTTGGCAAGAAATAGAAGCCTCAGCTAGCACAGGGTGGACACAGATAAATACTGAACCCGATGCTGGTTGGACTGATATAGACACCGCACTAGAAATCTAAGGGAATATTATGGCACTCGTAGTCAAAGATAGAGTACAACAAACTGGGACGGCCCCCAATACGACAACTTTTAACTTGTCTGGTTCTGTTGCGGGCTTCCAAGACTTTGCCGTAATAGGTGCGGGCAATAATACGTACTATGGAGCAACAGACGCAAGTGGTAATTGGGAAGTTGGGTATGGGATGTACTTAAATGGCCCCGACACAATCGCCCGTATGAGCGTACTTGAATCTAGTAACTCGGGTTCTTCTGTCACTTTCCCCGGAGCAGTTACCATTTTTTGTACATACCCTGCTGAAAGAGCAGTATTTTTAGATAGCACTGATACAAATAGTTTTACGGATGGGCAGTTATTAATAGGTGATTCTTCTACTGGCACATTAAATAAAACAACGTTAACTGCTGGCTCAAACATTACAATCACAAATGGTAATGGTTCCATAACTATTGCTGCTAGCGGAGGGTCTTCGTTCCCGTTTGTAAATCCAGCCACAATAAGTCAAGATATAACAGTTACAACCGGAAATAATGCAATGTTAGTTGGGCCTGTAACAGTAGCAAACGGGTTCTCAATAACTGTACAAGACGGTGCTAACTTTGTGGTAATTACTTAAGAGGTAGACATGGCTACAGTATTAAAAGCTGGTAACGTTACAACAGGGGGTACATTCACTCCTGATGGCACCGGCACATTTGATTTCAAAACAGGTACAGGTGTTGGTACTACTGCAATGACAATTGACGCATCCCAGAATGTAGCAGTGGCAGGGGGACTGACAGTAACGGGTAACGTTATTGGGGCTATTAAAGTAGCTACCGCTGTACCCACAACACTTACATCGTTTACTGCATCTATTAGTGGTACGACAATGACAGTGACCGCAGTTGGTTCTGGTACAGTTAATATAGGTAAAGTTATTGCTGGTACAGGTGTTACAGCAGGTACAACGGTTTTAGCCCAGTTAACTGGAACAGCTGGTAGTACTGGTACTTATACAGTTAGTGTTTCTCAGACTGTTGCTTCAACAACTATTACCGTAGTTGGTATTGCATTTTTAAATATACCCAGCACCGTTGAACGTATTACAGTAATGTTTAATGCAGTTTCAACCAATGGGGCATCTGCTCTACAAGTTCAATTAGGTACTGGAACAGCTACATATACCACAACAGGATATGCTGGCGCTGGATTGAATTCAAATGCGGGGACTGTTGGAACAACAAACCATACAACTGGACTTGTAACCCCAGCGGCTAATAACGCATCAGCGATAATTGTTGGGCATGCCGTATTTACAAATGTATCTGGGAATATTTGGGTTGGGTCATTAAATGTTGCTAGAACAGATATAGCATCAATTGGTGTTAGCTCGACTGTAGTAACTCTTGGTGCGGTACTAACTTGTATTCGTGTCACCACAGTCAACGGCGCAGAGCAATTCGACGCTGGCTCAATCAACATAATTTATGAGTAAATAATATGACAGCCGCACTTATAGCAAATAATGATGGTACTGGCGCTATTAGGGTCAATGGGCTTGATGCTATCCAGATTAATACTACAAGACAGGTTGCGTACCCCGGCACTGCGTATTCACCAAATGCTACGTTAACCGATGCGGCTACGATTGCTTGGGATACCACATTAGGTCAAGTAGCTACGTTTACTTTTGTATCAACTAATAGAACGATGGGCGCTCCTACAGCTTTATTAAATGGAGGCTTCTACGCTTTAGCAGTTATACAAAATGCGGGCAATAATACGTTAACATGGAACGCGGTATTTAAATGGCCCGGTGGCTCTGCTCCTACATTGTCTGTAAACGCTGGAGCTAGAGATTATTTTGTTTTTCGTAGTGATGGTACTAATCTTTATCTGCAAGGGCAGTCTTTCTCTGTATCATAATGACTACAATTGTATACACGGGCAATAGCTCGATTAACCCCCCATTTCCAGTTACCCGTTCGGTAAGAACAAGGGCTGCTGCGACCGGCTATTTTAGTAGAACTTTTGGTACGCCAACAAACGCAAGCAGATGGACAAAATCATTGTGGATTAAGCGGGCAAGGTTAGGGTATGTACCAATACTCGGCGCACAAACAATTAATGCAAACGCAAACTATGCTGCCCAATTTAATGCAGGGGATACTTTTACTTGGCAGTTTTCAAACACACTTACTTTAGTAACTACACAAGTCTTTCGTGATCCATCTGCTTGGTATCATATTGTTTTAGTTTGGGACTGCACTAATGCAACTGCAGCGAACAGAGCTATTATCTATGTTAATGGTGTTCAGGTAACTGCGTTTACTACTGATAACCGTGCTTCTGTTTCAGCTACACAAAATGCTTGGGCAACTGCAGGTACTGGTTTCTTAAGTTATAACAATGGTACAAATACTTTTGACGGGTACATAACCGAAGTAAATTTCATTGACGGTCAAGCACTAACACCTTCAGCATTTGGTGCTTTTAATGGAACAACAGGTGTATGGGAGCCAAGAAAATACGGCGGGACATACGGTGCTAACGGTTTCTATTTAAACTTCCAAGATAACTCTGGCGCAACTGCTACAACTATTGGTAAAGACTCTAGTGGTAATGGTAACAACTGGACACCAACTAATATATCTGTAACAGCGGGCACAACATATGACTCGATGATTGACGTACCGGGGCTGCCTACTAACTCTGCGTCTAATTACCCAACTTTAAATAACATAGCATCTGCAAACTTTAGCGGCACTTACTCTAACGCAAATTTAAATTTCATAAGTGGCGTGGCTGGGCAATGGCGAGGTGCTGTTGCAACTCAATTCTTAACTAGTGGTAAGTTTTATTTTGAAGCAACCATTCAAGTTTTAGGTGCATTTAATTACACAATGATTGGCGCTTGTGGCTTACAAACAAGTATATCGCTATTTAGTAATTACACCGGATTTGTTGCTAATGGTTGGAGCGTACAAAGTGGCACGGGATCAGGCGGGACAAGATACAACGGCGGTAGTGGGGTAAATATAGCTAACGCCGCTTTTACTCAGTTTGCATTGAATGATGTATTACAGTGCGCTGTAGATGTAACGAATGGGCGTATCTGGTTTGGTAAAAATAACGTATGGCTTGAAGGTGATCCAGCTGCGGGTACTGGCGCGTCGTATACAAATTTGACAGGGCCTATTGCTCCTTCTATTAGTTGTTTTGATACTACTGCACAGTTAGCGGCGAACTTCGGACAAAGACCATTTACATACACCCCACCCACAGGATTTAAATCGGTAAATTCCTATAACTTAGGTATGCCTTCTATTCCTAATGGTGCTACACAGTTTGCTGCTACTACTTATACTGGTAATGGATCTACACAAAGCATAACAAATAATGTATTAAACGCGTCTTTTCAGCCTGACCTTGTATGGATTAAAGGGCGTTCTGGTGCAACTAACAACGGTTTGCAAGATAGTGTTAGAGGAACTGCTGGTGGAATTTTAGTAAGTAATAGTACAGCCGTAGAAAGCGCTGGAGGCGCTTATATTAGTTCATTAAACTCAAATGGGTTTACTGTAAACGCTAATACGTCTGGTAATGGTAGCGCAGCAACTTATGTCGGTTGGAATTGGAAAGCATCTAATGTTGCAGCAGTAACTAATACGTCAGGTTCTATTACCTCACAGGTAAGTGCTAACCCAGCAGCAGGATTTAGTATTGTTACATACACGGGTACAGGTGCTAATGCTACGGTAGGGCATGGTCTAGGTGTTGCGCCTAGAATGATTATTATTAAGGGAAGAAGTACAGTTAGTAATTGGCCTGTCTACCACATTGGTCAAAACGCAACCCCTCAAAATGGTCAGATATTTTTAGATGTTATTAATGCTTATGCTGTAGCAGCAACAATTTGGAATAATACAGCACCAACATCATCTGTATTTAGCTTAGGGACAAACACAAATGCAAATACAGTGTCTCAAACTTATGTAGCCTACTGCTTTGCTGGAATAGAAGGATATAGTTCTTTTGGTAGTTATACTGGCAATGGCGTGGCAGACGGCATATTTGTTTACACAGGTTTTAGACCCCGTTACGTTTGCGTAAAAAGGGTTGATGCTGTTGGTGGTTGGACTATTTTAGATACTTCTCGCAGCCCATTTAATGTAGAAGTAAACAGACTTAACCCTAATGGATCAAATGCTGAAACAACCGGATTTAACGTTTTAGACGGACTTTCAAACGGATTTAAAATTAGGGATGCTGACCCTACTTGGAACGCTTCTGGTGGTACTTACATATACATGGCGTTTGCTGAAAACCCATTCCAATACGCTTTAGCGAGGTAATAATGTTTGCAATAGTTCAAAACGGAATAATTATGCTGCTTGTGCAGCCCGGTGTAGCCTTTGAATGGGATGATGTTTTTTATCCTTCCAACTGGTGCAACTTATCAACGCCAGAAGAAAAAACTGCTATAGGTATGGTTGATGTGGTGTATGGGCAGCAAGCAAATGACCAATACTACTGGGTTTCACAAGATGAGCCTGTATATAACGCAGAGACTAACCAAGTAGATATTAATTATACAAACACACCAAAAGAATTAGATGGTGTTAAGTCAAGCAGCATATCTCAAGTTAACAGCACTGCATATACCATACTACTCCCTACAGACTGGATGGTTGTAAAAGCAATAGAGACTAGCACGACTGTACCCGCTGCATGGAATACATGGAGAGAATCTATTAGGACTACTGCCGCAACCACTGCAACTGCAATTAACGCTGCTGTCGATGTAGCTGGTGTAGAAACTATAATGCAAAACATAGTCTGGCCTTTAGACCCAGATCAAGGAGTATAAGATGGCTATATTAATTAGCGGATCAACTGGTCTCTTTGGGTTTCCAGCGATATACGAAAACTTAACAGCAACCGCAACCGCTGCTAGTGGCACTGTAAACTACAACGTACTTACTCAATCTATTTTGTACTACACAACAAATGCTTCTGGTAACTGGACGTTAAATATACGTGGCGATGGCACTACTACTTTGAACTCTTTGATGGCAAATAACTCAGCTATCACCATAGTATTTATGGTTACACAAGGCACCCCTGCTTATTACTCTACTGCATTAACTATAGATGGCGTTTCAGTTACACCAAAATGGCAAGGCGGCACAGCACCAGCCGGAGGTAACGCTAATAGCGTTGATGTTTATACATACTCAATTTTAAAAACTGCTAGTGCCACCTACACGGTAATAGCATCTCAAGTTAGATTTGCATAATGCCATTACTAGCCGCAATAGGTGAAGCTGCTGCCCGTGCGTATGGTATGTACGGTAGAGGAGGTACTACACAAGCAGGTTTTTCTGGAACCATATCCTCCAACCAAACGAACTTAAACCTTCGTACATGGGCACTTGCTAATGGATGGAACGGCACTTTACCAGCAACTATTACAGTCGGTGCAGGGGTTTACGTATATTCAACTGCAACTGGAACGCCAGCTATGACTATAAACGGGTCTTGGCCCGGCGGTGTAACTGTAGTTAATAGTGGCTTCATTATGGGTATGGGTGGTACTGGTGGTATTGGGCCTTACAGTTTTTCTGGGGGTCCTGCTGTGTCTGGGCAACCGGGAGGTAGTGCTATATCACTCGGTATAAACGCCACAATTGTAAATAATAGCTACATAGGTGGTGGCGGCGGTGGTGGCGGTGGTGGTATTGGAAATGGTACGTATGAAACTCCGGGTGGCGGTGGCGGTGCAGGTGCTGGGCAGGGTGGATGGGGTTCTTATGCAAACGGTGGGGCTGGCGGCGCTCCCGGTGCTAGTGGGGCCAATGCAGCAGATGGTACTTATGGCGCTCCGGGTGGAGGTGGTGGGCGTATTATGCCGGGTACAGGCGGAGCTGGTGGTACAGCTGATGGCGGCGGCGGTGTTGGCGGTGGTAGAGGTGGTGGGTCTGGTGGTGGCGGCGGTGGCACTTCTGGCTCTTCTCAAGGTTTTACTGGTGGAGCTGGGGGCAGTGCCGGTGCTGTTGGCGTTACTCCTTTTACAGGTGGCACACCTGCGGTTTATCCTATAGCCGGATGTGGTGGTGGCGGTTGGGGCGCGGCTGGTGGTGGGTATGCAGGGCCACTTACTTACACGGTACCCGGTGCGGGTGGTAAAGCTATTGCGCTTAACGGATTTACTGCAACTACTTCAGGTTCAGGTACAACTTACGGAGCAGTCTCTTAATAATTATGACTACTATATATAAAATCTTAAACCCTACAACTGGCGAATATATAGCTGTGGAAACGCTAGAAGCATGTACAGAGGCTTTAGCAGATACTGCTATGTATTTACTAAACAAATTTACGCTAGATGCACCTTATTCTGTAGTAGATATTAATGAAGACGGATCACAAGTATGGCGTAATCCGCAAGGACAAGAAACAGTAAACCTAGAAGAAGTGACTGCCAAACTTAAACTAAAAATAGGTGCGCAGCTTACAAGTATTCCTGTAACCCCAGTGGAGACCATACCATGAGTTTTGAAACAGCGGGCTTAGGTTACTTTGGTAACGTCTGGGTAAAGATGAATTACATACCCAAAGCGGGTGATACTTTTGGCGGGCATAAACATAATTTTGACCATGTGTCTTTGTTAGTGCGAGGTAAGGTAAGAGTAGAGATTGAAGGGTTTGAGCCTAAAGAATTTACTGCGCCTACGTTCATAGTGATTAAGAAAGAATACGAACATAACTTCGTAGCGTTGGAAGATGATTCACTTTGGTACTGTGTCTTTGCGCTACGAGATGTAAACGGAGAAGTTGGGGATATTTATGGTGATGCTAACTCCCCCTACGATGCTGCACCAAACAACACAGATAAACTAATAGATACATATAGAGATGAATAATGATCGACCCGATGACAATAGGGTTAGCTATACAGGGCGTAAAGCTCGTAGTTAACGCAGTTAAATCAGCAGCCGATGAAGCAAGAGAAGCTGTAGATGCAATTAATGAGTGCGTTGACTCAGGGAAAAAGCTAGGCCAATCACTTTCACCGGTGAAGAAGTTTTTCAGAGCAGCAAGTAAATACGAAGAAAACAGGTCACAGTTAGAAGACGCAAAGAAAGCGCAAGATGAAGCAATAGCAAATGGCGAGCCAGTAGTAGACCCAATCTCCGATGCCGAGTACGTGATGGATATGATGGCGGCTGATAGGCAGATTAAAGAATATTACGACCAGATCAAGTACATCATGATCTACCACTTTGACGAGTCTGGCATGTGGGATGAGTTCTGGGGAAGATTAAGCCGACTACGTAGAGAACGTGAAGCTAAAGCGGAAGCTGCTAGGAAGGCGGCAACAGAAGCAAGGCTGGCAATAGTTGCAGAAAAGATGCGTAAGAAACGAGCAAGAGCTAAGACACTAAATATTATTTATAACTGCGTAGGTGGAATTGTTATTACGCTAATCATCGCAGGATTTGCATGGTTTATTAATTGGATGTTTAAGCAAGGAGCAAATTGATGTTACCACTATTAGTACCAATCCTATCCCAACTTGCCGGTGCCGGTATGCAGAAGGTTGTTGACGCTGTATTAGATAAAGGCACTGCGGCTGTTGAAGAAAAGTTAGGTATCACCCTAACCCCCGGTCCTGACGGCAAACTGTCTGAGGAAAAACTCTCATCGCTAAAAGAAGCTGCAATGAAGCACGAAGAGTTTATGTTTGAGCAAGAAGTCAAAGACCGTAGCAGCGCCCGTCAGCGTGAAGTCGATATTGCATCTAACGAGAACGTACCACTAATAAACAAGATCATAACCCCAGCGTTGGCTATATTTGTGGTGCTTGCTTCGTTTATTCTGTTTGCTATTTTGATCTTTGTGGATGTAAGACCAGAGGCTAAGGATATTTTGATCTACATATTAGGTGTGCTGTCTGCGGCGGTTACTCAGATTCTCTCTTACTACTTCGGCTCATCCCAAGGCAGCAAGGATAAGTCAGAACTAATGGCGCTTAAAAAATGAACTTATCTCCTAGCTTTACCCTCGAAGAAATGACTGCAAGCGAGACCGCAGTTAGATATGGCATTGACAACACCCCCGATAATGAGGTATTAATGAACCTCAGACGTTTGGCGTTATTTCTCGAAGAAGTTCGAGCCGCCGTAGGGATGCCGGTGCGTATAAATTCTGCCTATCGCAGCGTAGAAGCTAACAAAAAAGTTGGTGGAAAACCAACCAGCCAGCATTGTAAGGGGGTTGCGGCAGACCTTAAAGTAAAAGGAATGACTCCCGACCAAGTTGTCAAAGCAATAATTAACGCTGGGTTAGCATATGACCAAGTTATACGTGAATTTGATAGCTGGACGCATGTTAGTATACCGAACACAAAAGATGCAAAGCCCCGCAAGATGGCGCTAATTATTGATAAAACTGGGACAAGACCGTTCCCAAGTGCTAAGGACTAATCATGGCAACCACTTCAAACAACCTACGCATTACCTTAATTGGTACGGGCGAACAGGCGGGCGTATGGGGCAACACTACCAATAATAACTTAGGCACGCTGATCGAACAAGCCATCGTTGGTTTTACATCGAAAACAATATCTACTGCTACTGACTACCTTGCAGTTGTTGATGGGGCTAGTGCTGAGTTCCGGTTTGCTAATATACGACTTATTGGTGCGCCTTCTGCATTTACTTTATACATCCCACCATACACCAAGACTTACACAATATTAAATGCTTGTAACTACGATGCGTACATAGCCACAGCAAGTTCACCAAATACAACAGTAGCTGCACAAACATTCAGTGCAACCATAGCTGGTACAACAATGACGGTAGCTTCGGTCTCTTCAGGAGTCTTGCTGTCAAATGGTATGGATATAGCTGGCTCTGGTGTGACTGCGGGTACAAGAATCATCGGTCAGTTATCAGGTACGATAGGTGCTGCAGGTACATACACAGTAAGCATAAGTCAGACAGTGTCCTCACCAACAAGCATGAGTGCTTCACTGCGTATCCCAGCTGGTAAGACAATGACGTTCTTCTCTACTGGCGTAAGTATATTTGAATCATTAAATAATGTATCAGGTGGTCTATCAGTTCAAGGCACGTTGTCAGTCGGTGGTAACTCTACGTTTGGTGGTAATGGTTCGTTTGATGGTACGGGTAGTCTAGGTACTCCAGTAGGTACAACAGCCCAACGCTCTGGTTCAGGTATCCGCTACAACACTACACTGTCACGCTACGAAGGCTATGACATCAATGCTTCTACATGGAGCACTATCGGTGGTGGGGCAACAGGCGGCGGTGCTAACCAAGTATTTTACGAAAACGACCAGAACATAACTGCGAGCTACACGATTGGCGCAAACAAAAACGCCATGACTACAGGCCCAGTGACTATCACTTCATTTGCTGGTACAGGTTCAATTGCATATAACGGTTTAACTAATGAGACTACGTTAACTGTAACCGTTGTGACTTCGGGTAATTTATATATCGGCGCTGTTATTACGGGAACTGGCATTTCTGTAGGCACTAAAATAATGTCGTTTGGTACTGGTACAGGCGGTGCAGGTACTTATTTAGTAGACATTCAGCAAAACGTAGCGAGTACGGCGATAGCATCGGACGTTGTAGTCACTGTACCTACATCATCTAACTGGGTCATTCTAGGATAAGACATGGCAAACATTATTAAAGCAGGTAACGCAGCTGGCGGGTTCAGTATAACCCCTGACCAGAGTGGTGTATTGAATATTAGAACAGGTACAGGTGCAGGTGGCACTACAGCACTTACTATTGACGAAACTCAAAACGCTACATTTGCTGGTAACTTAAATGTTAGTGGTGTGCTTAGTGGTGGCGGATTAAGTGGTGTTAGACAGTTACTACAAACTTCTTTTACTGCGCCACAAACAATTACTTCTACCTCAGCAGTAGCAACAAACATTGTTGGTTCTATTACACCGTCTTCTACTACAAGCAAAATATTAGTGTCGGTTAATGTCGGATCAATGTATTTAAATCAAGGTGCTGCGGTACCGGGGATATTTTATTTATATCGAAATATTGGCGCAGTAGCCCCTAGTGTTATTGTTAACCCTTGGTTTCACAGTATTTGGATTCCGGGCACTAACACTAGCCCATCTTCATCTGGTGCCGCTATGTTTTTAGATTCCCCTAATACAACGTCCCAAGTTACATATACAGTGTATTGCAGTGTTGGAGTAAATTACGCCCCGCTTACTATTCAATACCAAAGCGTACCTACATATGTAACATTAGCTGAATTCAAGCCTTAAGGAATAAACATGTCATTAGTCGTCAACGGATCAACAGGATCAATCATAGGCACTTTACCTGCCGGTATGGTTATGTACTTTGCAAACTCAACGGCACCACAAGGTTGGTTCCAATGCACTGGCGCAGCAATATCTAGAACAAACTACGTAGACTTATTTAACGCTATCGGCACTACATACGGTGCAGGTGACGGTGCTACTACATTTAATTTACCAGACTTCCGTGGGCAGTTCTTACGTAGTTGGTCAAGTGCAACTTCAACTGCCGCAGTTGTTACAGCCACAATTAATAACGCAGCCACTCCAACCCCCGCAGCAGGTACTGTTCTTACGGTTACTGCAGTTGTATCAGGGCGTATTGTGTTAGGTCAAACTCTATCTGGTACAGGTGTAACTGCAGGTACTAGAGTTATTGCTCAAGTTAGTGGTACTACGGGTGGTGTGGGCGTATACACAGTAGATATAAGTCAATTAGTAGCTTCAACAAACATAACTTGTACAGTACCAGACTCAGGTCGTGTTATTGGGTCTAATCAGATTGATGCTTTTGCAAGTCATACCCACAATACTCAATTTATTAACTCGTTTAGTGGCGGTGGGTATAACGCACAGTTTGGAGTAAATAGCATATTTACGTGGCCTAATGGTGCTACTTCTTATAATAGCCCTACTTCCTCGGCAGGTTCTGGCACCGAAACACGCCCACTCAACGCCGCCTTAATGGTCTGCATCAAATACTAAGGAACAACTATGACTATATCGCTTAGCGGAACTACCGGCATTATTACACCAGCGGAAACAGTTAATGGTGATGAGACAGTTACAGGTAATTTATATGTGCTTGGTAACTTAGCAGTTACAGGTTCTGGTGTTAGCCCTATACCTTCGATGTCTGTTGTAACTACCACATCTACTTTTACTATCCCAGCGGGTATTACAAAGATGCGTGTCACTGTAGTTGGTGGTGGCGGTGCGGGTGGTAATAATACGAGCACTGCTGGTTCAGGTGGTGCCGGTGGCGGTACAGCTATTAAAGTACTTACAGGTTTGACTCCCGGTGCTACCTTAGCTGTAACAATTGGTGCTGGTGGTAGTGGTAATGGAGTAGCGGGGGGTACTACAAGTGTTGCTTCTGGCTCCCAAACTATCACAACTATCCAAGCTACTGGCGGTGGGGGTGGCGGTGCTGGCGGAGCAAATGCTTCAGGCGGTGTAGGTTCAGGTGGGGATTTAAATTTTCGTGGGGGTCCCGGTTCTGGTAATTATAATTCTGGTACTGCTGGGGGTACGGGTGGCTGCTCTTTCTTTGGCGGAGGTGGGGCTACTGCAGGTGTGGGGGCTAACTATGGTGGCGGTGGCGGTGGTGGGCCAAGTAATCCGGGTTCAGCAGGTGTTGTAGTATTTGAATACTAAGGCGCACGATGCCTCTACAAAAACTTCAGTTTCGCCCCGGAGTTAACCGTGAGGGCACTACACTCTCTAACGAGGGTGGCTGGTTTGACTGCGACAAAGTGCGGTTTCGTTCTGGCTACCCTGAAAAGATAGGTGGTTGGAGACTTCTGTCAGATGGAACTTACCTTGGTACCGCACGTTCGTTATGGAATTGGGTAACCCTTGCTGGCTATAACATGCTAGGTGTTGGTACATCATCAAAGTTTTATATTGAACTAGGTGGTGAGTTTAACGATGTAACCCCTATACGCCAATTTGCTACGCTTACTGACCCGTTCACAACCACCAACGGTTCCGTAGTAGTTACTGTAGCTGATGCTAACCACGGTGCTATTACAGGTGACTTTGTTACATACTCTAATACTACTGGGTTTGCAGGTATACCTGCCGGTGAATTTAATCGTGAACACCAAATAACTTATATTGATTCAAACAGCTATTCAATCTTAGTAGAAACACCGGCTACTTCAGGTACTACTGGGGGTGGTACTGTACAAGCAGCGTATCAATTAAATACTGCGTCAGACGTAGGCTCTACGCAAACGGGCTGGGGTGCTGGTCTATGGGGTGGTGTATCTACAAACGTTGAGACCACTAAGATTAATGTTATTGGCGGTATCAACAACTCAACAGCTACGATAACAGTGCAGTCTACTACTGGGTTCCCAACAGCGGGTATCATACTAATTGGAAGTGAACTAATAACGTATACAGGGATAACTTCGTTCACCTTCACTGGCTGCGTACGTGGAAGAAACGGCACTACAGCTGTAGCACATGCAAACAATATAAATGTACAAGATGCTTCAAGCTACGCTGGGTGGGGTCAGTCAATATCTACATCAGTTAATACTAAACTTCGCTTGTGGAGTCAAAGTAACTTCGGTCAAGACTTATTGTTTAACCCACGAGGCGGCACGCTATATCATTGGGCACCGGGTCCTGAGTTGTTCCCTGACTTTAGTACAAACAACCCATCACATGCGGTAGGTGTGTTCTCTGGCTTAGCTACTACAACTAACACGCTTACACTAATAACAGTCACAGATGTATATGAAGGCGCTATACACGTTGGTATGGACATAGCTGGTGCGGGTATTCCTGCTAACGCTAAGATTGCTGCGTTTGGTACAGGCACCGGAGCAACAGGCACTTATACATTAAGTATAGCCGCTACAGCGTCAGCCTCAGGTGTGAGTATTGCAGGTACATCCGATGCTCCAGTTGTTATTAACCAAATTTTAGTTTCGGATTCATCACGTATTACTATTGCGTTTGGGTGTAACGATTATGGCGAAGCAACAATGGACCCAATGCTTATACGTTGGTCAGCACAAGAGAGCTATACAAACTGGACTCCAGAAATAACCAACCAAGCAGGTAGCTACCGTTTATCTCACGGCTCTCAGATTATTAGTGCTATACAGACTCGTCAAGAAATTGTAGTTTGGACTGACTCAGCTGTGTACTCTATGCAGTATCTTGGACCACCTAATGTGTGGGGCTTTACCCTACTAGCGGATAATATATCTATTGCTTCTTCTAATGCTGCGGCTACTGCGGCTGGTGTTGTGTACTGGATGGGTACAGATAAATTCTATGTTTACTCTGGTCGTGTAGAAACATTACCTTGCGCACTTCGTTCTTACGTATTTGATGATATTAACCGTAGTCAGCTTAGTCAGTTCTTTGCTGGTACTAACGAGGCGTACAGTGAAGTATGGTTCTTCTACTGCTCAGCGGGTTCTGAGGTTATAGATAAGTATGTCATATTTAATTACCTTGACCGTGTGTGGTACTACGGCACTATGCACCGTACAGCTTGGTTAGATAGCCCACTACGAATATTCCCGCAAGCTGCAACAGCTACTAACCAGATTGTGTTTCATGAAGCTGCGGTTGATGATGGCCTAACAAACCCACCAAGCGCTATTAATTCTTATATAGAAACGGCTGACTTTGATATTGGTGATGGGCACAACTATGGATTTGTGTGGAGGATGTTACCCGACATAACATTTAACGGGTCTAACACAAGCAACACTGCTGACCAACCACAAGTACAGTTTACGTTACGCCCTAAACAAAATCCGGGTTCGCCTTATGGCCCAACTAATTCACCAACAGTAGCTACGACACAGAACTACTCCAACGTGCGTACATACAACGTACAAGAGTTTACTGAGATAATTTATACTCGAGTGCGTGGTAGACAGATGGCGTTTAGGATTGAATCAAACACCGTTGGTACGCAGTGGCAGTTAGGCACTCCTCGTATGGACGTTAAACCGGATGGTAGACGATGACCACAAGTATTGTTGTTACAGAATCATCTGAACTTAACAGGACTAAAAGCCCGGCTCTCCCCCTTGCGCCGGTTGCATACGAACGTGCTTACGTGGATTCGGTGCATAACATATTACGTCAGTATTTTAATACGTTGGATAACTTTGTTGCGCAGTTAAATATAAACGCTCTTAATCAATTAGCTCTACCACAAGGTGCGTTCTTCCAAGATGGCGTTACGACATTAACAGCAAATATAAGTAACTCAGCTACTACGGTTCCTGTTGTCTCTACTGCGAATTTTATAAGCCCCGGCTCCTTTATTATTGGTTCTGAAGTTATAACGTACACAGGTAAAACATCTACTTCGTTTACAGGTTGTACTCGTGGGCAGTATGGGTCAAGTGCGGCAGCGCATTCTTCTGGGGCGTATGTAGGTGAAGCGCAGTCAGCATCAGCTCCCGCAGCTCTTTTTATGTCTGACACAACTAGTAGTAATGGTGTGGCGCTAGACGCTACAGATAGGTCTAAGGTTGTGTTTGCTACCGCTGGGTATTACAACATCCAGTTCAGCGTTCAGTTAGTGTCGTTTGATAATGCGGTGGATAATGTAACGCTATGGTTTGCAAAGAATGGAACAGCTATTCCATATAGCGCAGGTATTGGTACTATCCCATCAAGAATCAGTGCTAGTAAGCCAGCCACAGCGGTTATCTCATGGAACCTAATTGTTGATGTAAATGCTAACGACTATATACAGCTTTACTTTGCGTCAGACAGCACTAAGACTTTGGCGGTAACTTACCCACCGGGAATCAGTCCAGCCCACCCAATTTCGCCATCGGTTATCTTGACAGCAACATTTACTTCGGCTCTATAAACTGATATCATTGACAAATATGCATATAAATACAAATCCTGACTATATTGAGTTTGCCGAGGCTGATGATATTTGGGTCCGAGCTTACACTATTGATAACAAAAACTCTGTGGCAGTGCAGCACATGCACGAGCATGACCACATTACTCTAGTAGCACGTGGTGAAGTTTCATATTGGGAAGATGGTGCCGAAGTTTCTAGGCATGTAGCCCCAGCCCTGCTGACTGTACAAGCGGGGAAGAAGCACGCATTTGTATCT